AAGGTATACCGATACCGCAACCCATGAGCATCTACGAGGACTACATTGCTATCTCTAGGTACGCTAGGTATCTGCCCGAGAAGAAGCGCAGGGAAACCTGGGATGAAACAGTAAATAGGTACTGTGACTACATGGGTAACAAGTTCAGCGTTGAACTGTCGGGGATCAGGGAGTTAATCAAGGATAAAGAAGTCATGCCTAGCATGAGAGCCTTGATGACTGCTGGCCCTGCGCTTGATCGTGATAATATTTGTGGCTATAACTGCGCGTATGTAGCGATAGACCACATCAGAGTGTTTGGTGAGTCCCTGTATATTCAGATGAACGGTACTGGACTAGGGTTTAGTGTCGAACGTCAGCACATACACAAACTGCCAGAGGTAGCGGAAGAATTCCACGACACCGACACTGTGATTGCCGTGCGTGACTCCAAGTTAGGGTGGGCAACCGCCCTCGATGAGTACGTTCGTCTGCTCTATAGTGGGAAAATTCCCAAGGTAGATATGTCTAAGGTACGCCCTGCGGGTGCGCCACTGAAGACCTTTGGGGGTCGGGCCAGTGGGCCAGAACCATTCCATAAGTCCTTGATAAACATAACTAATGTGTTCAGGGGTGCGGCGGGTAGGAAGTTAAACTCCATCGAGTTGCACGATGTCATGTGCTATATCGGGGAGTGCGTTGTGGTCGGTGGGGTACGCAGGACGGCGATGATAAATCTGTCCAACCACAGCGATGAACGTATGCGTCACGCTAAGATGGGCAACTGGTTTGTCGAGAACCCTCAACGATCCCTGGCTAACAACTCCATCTGCTATACTGAAAAGCCTGACGTTGGTGCATTCATGCGCGAGTGGAACGCAATATATGAGTCACGATCAGGGGAGAGGGGCATCTTTAACAGGCAAGCCTGTAAGGACATGGCCCCAGAGCGTAGGGATACTGAACATGAGTTCGGCACAAATCCTTGCAGTGAGATAGTGCTGCGATCAGCACAATTCTGTAACCTTACAGAAGTTGTGGTCAGACCTGATGATAACTTTGAAACATTGAAGGCTAAGGTGGAGGCCGCTACAATCTTAGGTACTCTACAGTCTGCACTCACTGACTTCAGATTCCTACGCAAGTTGTGGAAGAATAACTGTGACGAGGAGAGATTGCTAGGGGTGTCATTAACTGGTATATGGGACAGCAAGTTCTTTAAGACACGATTTCACGGGGACGTTGCGCGCCTAAAGAATCATACTATAGCA